TGCACAGGGTTGGATCAACACCCCGTGCGCGCGCTATAGTCCGAGCCAAGGTTACGAAAACCAAGGTCTCGAGTTCAAACGTAAACCCATTCCCCATAGAGGAGAACTTATTTAGGTATACGCTAGAACCATCCGGGAGGTGCGTCACCGCACACCGGAGCGAGTTGAGCAATAAGTACCACATTTCTGGTAAGACCAGTTGTGGTAACTTACGACACAATGTATCGCTGGCATTGCTCATGTCGACCGTTGCGAGATCAGCTTCCCCGTTCGATGCCTTTCGGGCCATCGTCTGGTGGATAGCTTGTCCCCTGTTAAGGTCGACACCGTAGTGGAAGAGTGCCCGACGCAGGCTTTTGGCCGCGTCTAGCTGGTAGGACACGTTGAGGGATGGTTCCCTGCAACAGCCCCTATCTTTTTCCCAGTCTTTTGGGACTGTAAAAAAGATATTTCCACGTACGGTTTTCGGGTCGGAGATGTAGGGACGGTCTTTAGCTAAAGCCCGCCACCAAGCTGTTTGTTGCCACATTGGCAATAAACAACGCATCCCGGCCGAAACAGTTGGTCTGCTAGTCATTTTGTCCGGTATTGTTACGTACCGGCCGGTGTCGGCATAAGTGGATCCTCGGGAAAACCGGGGGACTAACGACTGAGGGAAGAAGCCATGTAACACATCAGAGATCTCTTTCCGCCATTCACCGACGAAGGTGAGGACGCGAGAGTCACGGTTATCAGTTAAGAAACCGTTGACCCAAGGATCTAAGCGTGCGTTTGTGGCGGCGCACTGGGTTTCACATTCCCAGAACGTCGCCAGGGCCTTCTTCTTACGAGCGTCTTTTCCGGAGGGCAGATCTGCTTTACGCAGAAATTCCACGACAAGGTTGTCGTAGAAATAAGCCTCAGGTGAACGCGTTTCGTAATCAGCCGGGTCCACAGCTAGAGCTTTGAGCTCTGCCCACTGCCCCTGAGCCACGGCCGCTTTCGCGGCCAAAGCTACAGGAGTGCCTACCACGTCACAAAGCGCGGCGTGGACACTATACAAATGATG